CACAATGCAAAAGCACAACGAACACCATCTACCAATGCAGACGTACCTCTAATCATATTTCTTGCTTGTTCAGGTGTGTTGACAACTAAATCTTCTTTAACCTTAGTCATGTGATGACACATGATAACAGATGCACCAGTTTCTGTGGCTATCTGTGCTAATAGTCCAGTTAATGCCGCACCAGCCGCAGGGTCTGAATTTACATCTGCATGAACAAATGAAGCTAACGGATCAAAAACAATAAGTTTTAAATTTTTCATCTGTAGTATTTGCTCATAAATTTTATCAAATTCATCGCTTGTTCTGTATCCATCATGTGTTTCTTGTAGTATTGGGAACACACCACCAACATTAGGCAAACTCACGATTCGCAACTCATGTTCATATTCAACTCTACTGCCATCAACATCAAGTCTATCGATACGTCTGTGCATCTCTGCTTCATCATCTTCTGCTGTAAATATAATAGAATTACCAAACTCACTAATCATACCACCAAAAGATTCTTGCATAGACTGACCACTTGATACTTTCATAGCTAAGTCTAAAGTCATCATTCCTTTACCACTATCACCCGCAGCAGAAAATATAATGGGTACTGCCAAAGGTAATGTGTTCGCTATCAAAAACTTTTGCTCTGGTGCTTGTCCTACAAATCTATTAATGAGCATACTGTCATCAAGAAGATTAATATTCTTTTTAACTTGCTTTACATTGGTGTTAAGAAACTCGTTAATATTAAATTGCTCTGCTATCGCATCAACAACATCCCATCTTTCAGGCTTACCTCTTGGTGGCGTTAATGTGGTTACTGATTTGACACCAGCGTTTAATGCAAGTTCTTGTACTAGCTCTGCAACTTTACGACCAGCTGTGTCATTATCTGGCCAAATCACAAGTTCTTTCTCATGTAATGGAGAAAAGTCAAATAAGTTCGCAGACTTTCTTGACAACATACCCGCACCACCCATAGTACAAGTTGTTGTATAACCTAAGTCATTTAAGGCATCTGCACACTTTTCACCCTCAACCCATATAATTTTTTCAGAGGCTATAATGTTTGGTATGTTGTATAGTGGGCGAACATCAGGCATACGAGGATAATTACTGCCACCTGTAAACTGTCTAAATTCTTTCTTTGGTTTGCCGTGTGAATCAAGTATTGGATTTCCATCTTGATCTATATCGTTGTATCTTCTAACAAGACAAAGTAATTCACCTTGAGCATTTAAATATCTGTGTTCGCTATCATATGGTGTATTAATGTTTATTTGTTTAGCTTCAGGTTTAATAATTGAACTTATGCTTTCCACTGGTTGCGGTGCTTCGTTATCCAAATATGAATCAAACAACTCTTTAACTTCTGGCAACTTCATGTTTCTACCTTCCATCAAAATTTTAACAATACCACCCACTCCATCTGCACCATTAAAATCTTGCCCTTTCATAAAATAAGGAGACCTTGGATTAATATCTATTTTTAAAGACTTTCCAGCTTCTCCATCAAGAGAACCTATCGTAAATTGATCCCCTCTAATTACGCCTTGAGGATAGGTTTCTCTTAACATATCTATTTGTACACTTGCAGGAACTTTTTGACTTATCATTTCAACAAGTTCTTTGGAATCCATACTGCGTTTATTATTGCCAAATTTAATAATGTTCATTACCATCTCCTATGATGGCGGTACTTTGCTACCTTCTGTATCGCCATCACCCTTCACTCCAACAAGTATTTGAATACTGGCAAAATCTACAATCAAACACATCTCTATTTTGTGCTATTCTTGGTAGCATTTCATTTTGCTTAGATGCTCTTAATATATTAACTGCTCTGTCACTAGCATATTGTGCCAACTCTTGATTAAACGGAACTAGCTCATAATATATTTCACTTGTGTTCTTGTTAATGACTGTAAACAAACATGGATTATCTGTCAGATCCATATAAGCTTGATACAAGGCAACTTGCACCTCATATGTAGGATTTGCCTTAATACCTTTAAACCTAAAATCTCTAAACTTTTTTTCATTAGAAGATTTACATTCCCAAAGCATGGGGTAATCAACATCAAGAGGTCCACCACATATCACGCCATCTATGTGTCCTTTAATCTCATCATCTGCTATTGCAAAGCCAAACTGTTCGCCATTCTTGTCTATAGTCCTTAAATCAAAACCCGCATTTCTAATCCATCCAGCCATACTGTTTTCTAACTCATGGCCTAACTGAAATATTCTTAATGTTTGTGCATTAAACTCTTTGTTTTCATCTGGCTGTTGCCCTTGATAAGTATACTGTATTTTTCTTGCACATTTATCACCTAGCATAGAACCACCTAAATATCTTCTTCTAGGTTGAGACTTATTCTTCTCAACAATAATCTTATCAATGATTTCTTCAAAAGGGTAATTCATTGTCTGTTGGTTCTGTTTCGTCTTTGCCGTGGACATATTTAAGAAGTAATCTATCGAGTTCTTGTTTGTTGTATTGTTCATCTTCTTCTACCTTCTTTGAGAATTGCATTATTGTAACTGTGGCTTTTATTTCCTCTTCAGTCAAATCACTAAGTTTTTTATCCCAACTAAACCTAGTAAAAAGTTTAGTTAAATTTGTTAATGAATCGTCTCCGATATTGGGTTTATCCATCTACCTTCTCCCTCTTTATAAAGTGAACCAGTTAAAATTTCCATGCCATCAAAAAATGCGGAAAAAGTAATTTGTAAAACCTCGTTCTTGTTTAACTTAACAATTCTATCAAACGTCTTTCCAATGTCATCAGCCAATACATCTGGGTCTCCACCAAGTTTAAACCACATGAATAAACTACCTTCTTTTACATTTTCTACACCAACTTTATTCTCTTCGTGAATAAGATATTTAACTTCCATTCTTGCCATCTTTTGCCTCTATTGCTAATGCCGCATATCCAATAATGTCAATCATGTTATCTTCTACTTTTGGATTTTGGCTGTTTCTAATTTGCTTAATACCTATCATTGCTCTGTAAACATCATGTATATCAAGCGGCTCTTTTAATTTCTTTCTTAATAATATGTTCCACATCTGAGCTATGTAAGTATGTGTCTCTGTAGCGTCACCATGAGATTTCGCTCGTGAACCATTTATTAGTAAGTCTGCTTTTTTTAAAGCTTCACTACGCTGCACTATTTCCTCCTTCATAATAATTTAAAATTTTTGCATCAATTTCTTTTTTATTCCACAAGTAATTTAACCAACAAGCGGCTTTGTACTTATTCCAACTAAAATCCATTGGTCTAACAAACTGACCTAACATAGCTAAAGCGTTCTTTTGTTTCATTGTTACGCCTTGATTTAGCCATCTTTTACCTTTCTTTGCACCATCACTATCTTCAATGCCTCTCAGAAAGTCATCAGCAGACGCAATAGCTTGTTCTTTAGTACCTACACTAACAACCCTTAAACGCCCTTTGTTACGCCTTACAAGAGCGACAGAAATGTCATTTAAGTGTGCAACTAATCCAAATCCATTAAACCCACTAGCCATCATACATCTTTTGTTTTCAAACAAATCAAGCCATCTAAAAGGTGATCTATCAATCAAATCAACCTCAGTCATAGTAAATTCATCAAGAACTTCTTTGTCTTGTGTGCCAAACTCGTGTCCACAAATAGGACACTCTCTTGATGACAGAGGTATCTCTGACTGACAATCTGGACAAACTTTTAATGGCGTTGCACCAGCGTTATTTGCTTGTGCTCCATCAAGATCAACGCCCTCATCTAATGAACCATGTGTAAGCACACTTGTTCCAAAATCTAATACAATGCAATCTTTCTTAATCAGACCAGGATATTCTTCTTGATTGACAGTTCTTAACCCACGACCAATCATCTGCACCATTGTTGATTTGTATGAGCATGGTCTAGTCAATACAATGCAACTGATTGGTGGTGCATCAAAACCCTCGGTCAATACTGCTACGTTTACAACAACTTGAACATCACCATGCTCTAAATCATGTAAAATTTGTTTTCTTTGTTCGCTTGGTGTGTCTCCAGTAACAATCTCTGTTCTAACATTCTTGCGTCTAAACTCATCACATACATCTTGTGCATGGACAATGGTGCTACAAAAGATGACTGTCTTTCTGTCATTAGCTTTGTCTTGCCACTCTTCAACAATCTTTTCATTGATAGCTCTCTTGTTCATAATCTTTTCAACTTCTGACATATCAAAATCAGTTACAGTCCTACGAACATTTTCTAAATCTTTCTGCACACCTACATCAACAACATATGTTTTTGGTGGTACTAAAAAGCCTTCTCTGATTAATGTACTAATCTCAATTTGATGTGAGCAGTTGGTAAATACTTTTCTTAAACCTTTTCTGTCTCCACGATTAGGTGTTGCAGTAAAACCTACAATCTCAACAGACTCATTGGCTTGTCTAACTTTATCAATAATACGCATATAAGTATCTGCTACTGCATGATGACTTTCATCAACAACTACAAGATCAAAATGACTAATATTATTTAAATTGTTTTCTCTCGATAATGTTTGCACCATGCTAAAGATAGTGCTGCCATTCCAATCTTTCTCTGACCCATCAACAATACTGGTTGTAATGTTTGGATTAACTCTTGAAAACTTTGTTTTGTTTTGTCTTACTAGTTCATCTCTGTGTTGCAATACCAAAACTTTATTTCCAACTTTAAATCTTTTGCCAACCAATGCAGACAACATAATAGTTTTGCCCGCACCAGTAGGTGCAACTACAATCGTGTTCTTATGTTTGTCTAAAGCAGTTGAAGCATCGTCTACTGCTATTTCTTGGTATGGTCTTAAAATCATGTTTGTGTTCCTTTTGTGTTGGGTAGCTTTGCGGCATCGGTGCTACCCAAAACCGACTCTAGCAGACGAGAAAGGTGTCCTGCCGCTAGAAATCTAGAATCCTACTTCTTTGCCCAATTTGGAACAACACCACTATTAGGTGTTTGGTTCGGTTGTTGGGTTTGAGGATTAACTTGTGGTTGCTGTGGTTGCACTGGTGCTTGACCAGTTGAACCAATGTATTCTTTGCTATTAACAGCTAATGCAACTAACATTTTATTTTTGTCAGCATAACCATTAGTGCCTTTCTCAACAGCAATTTTTACACAAAATTCTGCACCATCTAAAACACTAAGATCATTGACCTTTCTTCTGCTTGACGCTTCGGGTGAAGTGTCATTAGGGTCAAGACCAAACGTGCTATTGATGATGTCTCTAAAGGTTTTAATACCTATTTCTTTGCACCAAGGCATACCAGTTTCAGGGTTCATCTTGCCACCATCACACATGATGTTCTGCCAAAACTTACGCTTATCATATGCTCCACCCACTATGGTAAACTCACAGTCTAAAAATTTAGCACCTGATGAGCCTATTTTAAACATCGGTTGAGATGAATAATCTTGGATCACATGATCGCCTCTTTGCATTTTTAAGATAACACGAGCTACTGTTCCAGCTGGTATTAAATCAAACTCTTTATTAGAGTCATTGGGTACATCATTAAAATCAATCATTTTTCTGTCTCCTTTTCGCTAGATTTGATTGAATTAGGATCAACAAAATTCAAGTCATTTTTTTCTGTTGATCTTCCACTTATTTTTGTCAACAACTTGCCAAGATGTGGCTCTTCAACTATTTCAAGTTGACCAGACCTATCTTTGGCTGGATAACCCCATTCATTAAGTGTTTGACAAACAAAGGCTCTGTAAGGTCCATGCTCTTCACTAGGCATTACTGCCATTGTTATAACTTCATCAACAATACCTGGAAGTTCACGACCAGTTTTTGAACCCTCTATCTGTAGTTCATACAAAGTTCTGCCGTAATCATCTACTTTCTCATCAAGAATGCCAACAAAGATAACATTCTTATCTCTAATATGTTGCAGATGTGTAAGCCATGCCATCATCTCACGACCTTGCATACCATAGACTGCTCTAGTATCAATCTTGCCAGTTCTATCAGATTTATTATCTTGATGACCATAACAATATTGAAAGCAAAGTCTGCCTGCAACTGTAATACTATCTACAAATATAGAATCGTATTTCTTCATAACTGTGAAAGAGTCGCCATACATCTGTGAAACTCTTTCATAATCAACACTACTATAAGGTTGATCAGTTGGTAAAGCAGGATTTGGTCCACCAAGAAAACAAGCAAAATCTCTGCACTCTTCCCATGTCTTAGGACGAATAACATCAATAGGCCATCTTTCAATAGCGGCATCACCAGCTTCTAAGTCCATAAATAATGTAGTGTCTGGGTCAAGAGTACGAGCAAGAGTAGTCTTACCCACACCACTTTGACCACAAACTACAATCTTATGACCTCTTTTTTCTGCCAATCTTTCATCGGCTGTAATAATTTTAAGAGCCATTAGTATCCTCCGTAATATCCACAGTCGTTCCTGTCAGCTCAACAGTTCTGTGTTCTTGTAGTTTACCTTTAATAACAGGAGGTGCATTGTTATATTTACGCTCATCAATAGCATAAGTTATCCTAGCGTAATGTCTTGCATCTTCTTGATCCATATTTAACAAAGTGGTTGCAAGACCTTGTTGATCCCAAGTTACCTTCTGTCTTAAAGTTACTTTAACCTTATAGCCTTGTTCATTTAATGTAACAGAGCCATAATCTTTGCCGTCGTCATTTAACTTGTTTCTTGCTGTATTTCCAAATCTTATGGAAAGTTCTTCGTTAAGTAACGATTGCTTATCTTTTAATACCTGCATCTGTTGTTTAAGTTCTTCTCGATACTTAAATACATCTTGCATAGGCATATGTATAAAATCTAAATCCATGATTGATCCTTTCTCAAATAATAATAGACACTAGATACCTATAAAGTAGGCATACATATCCTATATGTCAATAGTTATTGTTATTTTTTTTTGTAAGAAAGGTAAATATCTATATTATGTATGGCTTTCATCATCTTTTGTTTAAGTTTAAATTCGGGTGTAAGCATACCTTTCGCATCTTCAACAACTAGTTTTGAAAGTCCATTTTCTTCTTCTAATAAATATCTAAAATCTGCAATATAGTTACATATTTTTACTTCATTAATACTTAATTCATATTTTATTTGACGCTCTAACTGTGTAACAACACCAGCTTTTTCCATAGCTTTTAGTTGTCCCCAACGCTCAGCCTCCCATTTAGAATCAAATATTAAACCAAAAGCTAATGTTTTTTTGGCAAAATACTTATTGGCTCTTCTAGTTTTTTTGGGTATAAATGGGTATGAATAGGTCATGGAGGTAGTATAATGACAGACATATCAAAATTCAAGTCGGTAGCTGTAGATATTGACACTTACAATAAATTAGAGCTTATATGTAAAGAAGAGCGAAGAAATAAACGTCAACAACTAGGCTTAATGGTAGATAAAGAGTGTGAAAAATTAAATTTAAATACGGAGAGTAAAGTGCTTGGTTTAGGTGGACTCAACCGCTCTCATTCTTGAAATTAGGCGATTCGCTCTTTTTGTTACCTGTTTGTGCCAACGGCTGTCTTCCATTTGAACTGCACATTCTTGCCAGTCGTTATTAAGTAAGGCGGTATGAAATTTCTTAAATTTGGAAAATCTTGGACGGCCAAGATTAAACATCATGTTTGCACATATTTTTTGTACTTCATGTGGTAAATCATTGAAGTTAGAAAATAGTTTTTCACACTCGCTTATTGTTACTTGTATGTCTTGCTCAAATAGTTCATTAACTCTTTCATCATCAATACGAGTTCCGACTGGCAATCCATACTCTGGATCTGCTTCTACCACCAAGTGGCCTATCCCAATCGTAGGTAGCGATAAATGGTCTAAATACACGGCATTGACACGACCCTCGTCTCGCTCAATTTCTTGCCTTAATTCATCTATGTTCATCTAAATAACTCTCCATATTGTTCTTTAGGTACAGTTAATGGTGATCCTCTTCTAGCTGCTATAGCTTGATCTGTTGGTGACAAACCTAATGCAGCACCAGTTCCAGGTTGTGTAATATCTATTTTACCAACATTTGTATTTGGATTAACTGCTTGAATACCTTGTAATTGATTTGTTGTATTCGCCCCAACATTTCTAACTGCTTGATTAATACCAGTGTTCTCTGCAACGGCTTTAACTTGATCTGATGCTTCATTTACATTTTCTTCAACTGATTGTGTTATTGCTTGACCTGGACGAAAAGCATTTGAAACAGATTGCAAAAAGGCTCTTTGCTCCGCAACACTTGGATTTTGTATGCCATCTAATTTTTTTGCCGCTTCAGCTATTTCTTGCATGGCTTTTTTACCAGTAAACAACTGACCTAAAACAAACATCTTTGCTATACGACCTACATTGTTAAATACGTTGGCTAGAATACCAGCGGCAACTAGATCGCCTTTTGGTATGTTAGTTGATATTTTTTCTAAAATTTTACCAAAATCTCTTATGTTCGATGCAACACCAGCAGTATCACCAGCATTTGGAAAGACAATATCTAATTTATTACTCTTATCTGCTGTCCTTATATTCTTTGCTAATGCTTTCATGCCATCTGCATTTGTTACAGCACCAATGTTATCAAGCATATTTTCTACATATGCACCTCTTATAGTTTTGAGTTCAGCTGGCCTGTTTTTATAAAAATTCATTACAGCTTTAATATCACCACGAGTTGCACCTGTGGACATCACTAAATCTAAAGCCTCTTCGGGGTCTAAATTATTATTTCTAATTTTAGCAAAAACACTATTTGTTCTAAGTCTTGATGTTTCTTGTAAAGTTTTTAACGCTCCACGCATGGCAGAAGCTACCCCTTGGTCAAGACCTTGACCCACGGCTTGTGCTATCATCTCTTTATCTAGGTTGGTAATCTTTAAATCTTCAAAACCTTTAGCAACTTCTTTCAGTCTGTTAAATTCTGCTCTACCATACAATTCTACACCACTATCACCAAGATCATCTAAAGATTTAATAAATTCATTTGGCTTAAAGTTTCCTGGATTTATAGAGTCAAAACCAGTTTTGTTTAAAGCACCTTGAAGCCACTCTTTACCCATTTGTGTTTTAATCTGATTATATTGTGTATCATTTAAAGCTTTTTTTAATCTGTTTAAACCTGTGGGTGTGCCACCCTTGCCTATAACTCTTTCAGTTAATCCAGTTAATGCTCCAGGTCTGTTAATATTAAATGCACCACTACGCATTTGCTCTACAAGTTCTTTAGAGCCTAATGTACTAGATATATCATTATATAAAGCAGTACCCTCTCTAAATTGCTTTCTTGCTTTTGGCAATAATTTAGAGGCCACTTGCATTTTTTTGAAAGCTTCAGATCCTAAAGTATCTGTTATTTCTGCACTTAAAGAATCAATATTTGATCTTAAAAGTAAATTATCAACTTGTCTTATTGCATCATCCCAAACTTGAGTTAAATTAATTGATCCATCAATAACAGCCTTTTGTGCTAATTCAGCCTCTGTTTTAGGAGCATTTTTTAAATCCCAAAGCTTTCTTCTTAATTGATATGCGTCAGTAAATGATGCTTTTTCTCCCAACGCTCTTAAATCTTCAACTAAAGATAATCCTATTCTACCTTCTTCAGTAGCTAATCTGCCAGTTCCTGCTTGTAAAAACTTTTTCTCAGCAAGGTCGGCTACATCTTTAACTAAAGCAGTTGGTAATATTTTTGTATCACCAATGGCAGTTTCAATGACTTCATTTATTGTTGCCCATTGTTGTGACATTGTATCTTCAAACTTCTTTGCAGATTGTTGTACAAAGTTAAAAATATTATCATCTATTTGTAAATTACGCTCTAAACCACCTGCTAAATTATCAGCAGATTCTCTAAGTGCGTTCATAATAGAACCATATGCTTTAGTTTGTTTTTTTGCTAGTTCCTTACCAAACTTTTTTTCAAACTCAACAAACAACTCTCCAGCTGATTTTTGACTACCTTCAGTTGCGGCTTGACTTACAAACTTATTAAGTTCACCTATTTCTCTTTCCATAGCCTCTGCAATCTTTTGTGTTCTAGGTGATCCTCCTAGCACACTTTCTTGAAGTTGTTGAAATTTGGCAGCTATAGGTCTACCTTTTATTTGTGCAATAGTAGGTTCTAAACCTCTTTTTATTCCTTCAGCAGTAATTCTTAAATCTTCTTTACTTGCCTCTTGTATAAATTTTTTACCAGATGGAGCTATGGCTCGGTAAGCTAATATAGGTATGCCAAACAACAGTTCTCCAGCGGCGGCTATACCACCTTCTATTGCTGCATCTTGTGCTATATCTCCAGCAGTTTGTTTTGATACACCAGCAACACCCTCTATAGCCTCTTCTACAAGTGATCCACCACCGCCACCAACAAATGCACCAATCGCACCACCTAATAATGTACCAAAACCAGGAGCAATTCCACTTCCTATGGCAGCACCCTTAATAGCACCACCTACACCACCTGCTAACTCAGGTAATATACCAACTAAATCAGATAAATCATTTCTGCTAAAACCCTCTTCATCTATAAGAACATTTTTGTCTGTTTGCACACCAACTTTTCTTGCACCACTTGGTGTCAAAGCCAATCTACCTCTATTGTCTCTAATATAATCTTGTGCTGTAAATCCTTGTTTTGCTAGTATAGCTTCTTCTTCTGCGTTGTTTTCTGCAGCAGATAATGAAGATCGTAAACCAAAATCTTGTATCCCACTTTCAGTATCAAAATTTGCTTGTTGTGGTTGACCTTGTGGTGTTGTTCTAGCTGATTGTGCTAATAAATCTTCAAAGGTTTGTTCAGTTTTATCTGGTGTAGAAAAAAATTGAGCACGAATAGCATTGGTTTCTTGCTCTGTAGGCGTTTCTCCAGCGATTTCAACCTTGACTATACCTTGTGGAGTTTCAACATCAATTATCGCCATTATGTAGTGCCTTGTACTTTAAACCTAAATACGTTGTCCTCACCCTTAACCATCGTGGTGCCTTGTGCCGTAATATTTGTTGGGTCAATATTTACACCATGTGCAGCTAAATTGTTGTAAGCATCTTTAATATTCTCTCTTCCTCTTTTAACAATGACGTTAAATAAATTGCTAAGTTTGGCTCTCAGAACGGCTTCATCACCTTCTAAAAAGTTAACATCACCAACAATTTCTCTTACAAATTTTCTGTCTGCATCTGATAATGTTTTTCCAGATTCTTGTAAAATTTCAGCGGCATTAGTGGCTTGTAATCTTTGCATAATAACTTTAATTTGTTTAACTGGATCTGTATCACCTATGTTAATTCCAAAGTTTCTTAATGTTTGCTTGATTATTGATCTGCCTTGATCCAATACAGTGACATTAGTTGTGTTTAATAATTTAGCTAATTTTTCAAATTCTTTAGCGTTGTAATCAACTTTTCTTTCCATGTTTTGTATTAAACCAACAACTCTTTTACTGCTATCAACAAATAATGGTGATGTTCCAGCGGGTGCAACATTTCCGTCAGGGAGTTGTGCCTTAAAACTTAACCCTTTTGGTGCTTCAGCAAATAAAGGTATATCTACAGATTTACTTTGATAAATTTTATTCTTACCAGACGCAGTAAGTGCTGCTTTCGCATAATCTTTGTAAAAGTCTGCATCAACAACTTCAAATTGTTTATTAAATTCTGAGTTATTAGTTAGATTATTAAGTTCATAACTGTTAAGTCTTGCTAATCTTCCTTTTCCTCCAGCTATCATATTAGTAATAGTTCCAGCAGTTCCGTCTCCCTTTGGTATAACAAAGTATTGCTTTCTATCCATTGCTTTCTTTTGGTCAGATTCTTTTTTACTTAACGCATATGCACCAGCTTTTGCTCTAATTGCTTTAGCTTCTGCTGTTGCTTTTCGAAAGTCTGGCATTGCGGCTTCACCTGCTTCACCCACAGACGTTAATATCTTGCTAATATCAAAGC